AATGGTGTATGGCAACAGCCCAATGGTAATCCTGTACACTTGGTTATCACAGGAGGCGAGCCTTTGCTGGGATGGCAACGTGCGTACCCAGAACTTCTGGATATTCTAGCCGAGCGTGGGTTGCGACACATCACGTTTGAAACCAACGGCACTCAAGAACTTACACGAGAGTTTAGACAATACTTGTCTGATTGGTTTGGAGAGATTACTTTCTCTATCAGTCCCAAACTAAGCATAAGCGGCGAAACGTGGGAAAACGCTATCAAACCCGACATTGTCTGGGACTATGAAACATTTGGCGTTGCGTATCTCAAGTTTGTGGTTGAAAAGCCCAGCGACTTTGATGAACTAGATCGTGCTGTGGCCGAATACCGTAGTCGCGACTTTTCTGGTCCTGTGTTTGTGATGCCTGTGGGAGGTGTAGTGTCAGTGTACAATGGTAATCGAATCAACGTGGCAGACGAAGCACTCAAGCGAGGCTACTGGTACAGTCCAAGATTGCATGTGGATATCTGGGGCAACGGTTGGGGGAAATAATAAAATAAAGGAAAACATAATGGGACTATTTGATATTTTTAAAAAGAAAGTACCTGGACCACCAGCACCGGCTGTGCCAAAAGTCAAGTCTAAGAAGGTAGAAAAGACCGACAAAGAACTAGCAACAGAAGCTGGCGAACCGTATGTTGCAGTGCTGCGCATGGATGTGGATCCAGCAAATCTGCATCAAGGTGCATTTGAACTAGACTGGAATGAAATCTTTATTTCTCGCCTGGTCAAAGCAGGTTACATGATCAAAAAAGATGACACTGATACCGAAATTGTAGATCGGTGGTTTCAGAATGTGTGCAGGCATGTGGTCATGGAAACATGGGAACAAGAAGAAGCAATAAAGAAGAGTGGTATATGGGTTAGAACCACAGACATTGGCAACGGGCGTAGTGAAGTATCATGATTTTTAATCATATCAAGCAGCTCAAGGCAGATTGTCAAAAGATTGGAATTGTTTTTTCGTCATTTGATATGTTTCACGCCGGACACATTGCTATGTTGAGTGAAGCCAAGAATCATTGCGATTATCTTATTGCTGGACTACAAACTGATCCCTCAATAGATAGGCCTGACACCAAAAACAAGCCAGTACAAACTGTGGTAGAGCGTCAGATACAATTAGCAGCATGTCGGTACGTGGACGAAGTTGTGGTGTACCAAACTGAACAAGACCTTGCAGACCTATTGCTTATTTTACCAATTGATGTACGCATCCTGGGTGTTGAGTACGAAGGTAAAGACTTCAGCGGCAAACTAGAATGCGACATGCGAGGAATCAGACTTGTGTTTAATTCTCGTAATCATAGTTTCTCCAGCAGCAGCCTGCGCAAACGTGTAGTAAGTGCCGAAACTGTAAAGACTCTTAAAGAATGATCTTGTATGTAAATGGCGATAGTCATGCTGCTGGTGCCGAAGCAGTTGTTCCTCACGGCTGGGCCCAAGATGACGGCTTTTACTGGGGCATGGGCAAACAGCCACACCCGGACAACTTGAAAGCCAGCTTTGGCTGCGAACTTGCTAATCACCTGCATGCTATACTAGAATGTGATGCACAGTCAGGTGGCGGAAATGACAGGATCATCAGAACCACAAAAGACTGGATTCAACAAAATTCCAACAAACTAGCTGACACGTTTATGGTAATACAGTGGAGCACTTGGGAACGTGAAGAATGGCTACACAATGGCGAGTACTGGCAAGTCAACGCATCTGGATGGGATCAAATACCGCCAGAGCTACAAGATCAATATCGGCAATTTGTAATTGACGTTGACTGGGTCCGGTGCACAAAAAAAGCACATCAGGCTATCTGGGAGTTTCATTGCTACCTTAACAAGTTAAAAATCCCACACTTGTTTTTCAACGCTAACAGTCACTTTGGTGGCTTGCATTTGGAAAATAAAGTAACGGTTCCTATAATTGAGCAACAATACGATTGGGACTGTGCGTACATTGGACCGTACCATGTTTCTCAAACCTACCACAGTGTGCTAATAAACAACAGATTTGAGATGATAAATCCCAAAGCATACCATTTTGGTGCAGATGCCCATTGCTTTTGGGGAGAATACCTGTTACAATACATTAACGACAACAACTTGATTACAAAAGAATGAAATACATCATAATTGACACGTCCAACATGTTTTTCCGTGCGCGGCATCAAGCACATCGTGCAAGCGATACCTGGACCAAGCTGGGCCTTGCGTTGCACCTGACTTTTATGAGTGCAAACAAGGTAGCACGTGATCTTGAAGCAGACCATGTGGTATTTGCGCTAGAAGGACGCAGCTGGCGCAAAGATGCTTACAGTCCTTACAAGTCCAATCGTGCTGTGGCACGTGGCAAAATGAACGAAGCAGAAGCCGACGAGGACAAAATGTTCTGGGAGACTTATGATGCAATGACCAGCTACCTTATCAACAAGACTAATTGCAGTGTGCTGCGTTGCGCCACTGCTGAGGCTGATGATATCATTGGTCGATGGATTGATCTGCATCCTGATGACGAACATGTGATTATAAGCTCAGACTCGGATTTTGTGCAAAAGATTGCACCCAATGTCAGACTCTACAACGGCATTAATGATCACCTGTTTGATGTTGATGGAGTCACTGACAACAAAAAACGTAGGCTTGCTTTTGAAATCAAAAGCGACAGCAAGATCCGTGTGGGCAAGCCTGACCCTGAATTTGTAGCACCTAAAGATTATCAGCAATGGGTGTTGTTTATGAAATGTATGCGCGGTGATCCGGGAGACGCCGTGTTTTCAGCGTATCCCGGTGTGCGTGTAAAAGGTACTAAGAATCAGGTAGGATTAACAGAAGCATTTGAAGATCGCAACAAGAGAGGCTATGCCTGGAACAACATGATGCTACAGCGTTGGACTGATCATAACGGCGAAGAACACAAAGTACTAGACGACTACGAACGCAATCGCATGCTGATTGATCTTACAGCACAACCTGCAGACATCAGAAACACTGTGGATGCTGCTATTCGCGAACAAGTGAGTCACAAGGACGTGGGCATGGTAGGTGCACACTTTATGAAATTTTGCGGCAAGTACGATCTTGTCAAACTTAGCGATTATGCAGACCCTATTAGTCGCTGGTTAAATTCAACATACCAAGGAGTATTAAAATGATTGAAGATAAAATTGAAGCCAAGCCGGTTATCCCGAATCAATACTGGATACTTAAACAAAACAACCACAAGGTTGGGCAAATTGAAGTTGGAGAACACGGTGTTACTGTAAAGATTCAAGGGCAAGTTGCTGGCTACAAAACCATCAAGATGGCCAGTCGTGCAGCCAATATTGAATTTGGGACTGTTAACAAAACAACAACTTCAACTAATCTTGTGCACGGCTATGAAGTATCAGGTCGAGTTTATAATCCTGTATGGGATGTGAAACATCGGCTGCCGTTGTTTACACGTAACAACAAAAGCAAAAGTTGGTTTGCAGCTGGTTGGTATATGGTCAAACAACACCGTAATTGGAAAGCTGTACAGCATCCTAAACTTATTACCTTGCAACGTTATGCGTACCAAGGTCCATTTCATTCCAAAGAAGAAACCAATGTCAAATCTATTTCGTGATCAAGAAACATTTATGAAAGCCTGCGACCAATCAGTAGGCAAATTTAACAAAGCACAGTATACATTGTATAGTGACCTAATTGAAGAAGAATTCACAGAGTTTAACGAAGCAGTTGCTGCTGGCAATCGTGTAGAACAGTTAGATGCATTACTGGACATCCTTGTTGTTACCATTGGTGCCATCCACAGCGGCGGATTTAAAGGCGAAGCAGGATGGAAAGAAGTTATGGCAACTAACTTTGCTAAGATTGACAAAGAAACAGGCAAGGTACGCAAGCGTGAGGATGGCAAAGTCCTCAAACCGCTGGGCTGGGCTGCTCCAGAACTTGCACCTTATGTGCTCAAAGCATAATATAACACACAACTAAAGGAAAATGAAATGGAAGTACAACCCAAAGATACAAGCAAGGGACATTTTTATGTTAGCCTGGCAAAGAGTGCTATTCGTATTTTTGCAGGATATGCATTGATTGGCGGCAACTTAATGTTAGCAGGTGCGTTGATCATTGCAGCCGAAGTGTTAGGCGTAATAGAGGAAGTAGTATGAGTTTGCACATTAATCGATTTGTAGACTCAATCAAGGCACACGAATCACGAAATCAAAGAGACTTTACTATGAGTTTACGTGATGCCAAAGATCTACATTCTGACATCACAAAACTTTTGTTGACACTGCAGGCAATGACTGTTCAACAACAAGCTAATAATCAAGTTGTTGAAATTGAATTAACAGGTGG